ATTTTAACTTAACTTCTAATGGAATTCAAATTTTCGCAAAAACATTTAATCCTACAGATTCAACAATTTTAAATCAATCAACAGGAGTATTTAATATACAAAATCACTTCTTTAGTGATTTAGAAGAACTTATCTACACACCAAAATCAACATTTATTGGAGTTGGCGCCAGTGCCGTTGGAATTGGATCAACTCTGAATTCTGTAGGTGTTGTAACTACAATACTTCCATCTGATGTTTATGTTATCAAATTATCGGATAATACATTTAAATTATCCACAAGAAAGGATTATGCTGCACTAGGAATTGGAGTTACATTTACTTCATATGGTAGTGGCAATGCACATCAACTGGAAATGGATAAAAAACTTGAAAAGTCATTAATTACTATTGATAATGTAGTTCAATATCCATTAATATTCACTCCAATATCATACACTTTGCTTGGTAATGGTGGACAAATAAGTGCAGGATCGTCAATCTTTGCTTTGAGTGGAATATCTACAATTATACCAAAAGATATTCTAAAAATTGATAATGAATATATGGGGATAATTAATGTTGGATTGGGGACCACTAATGTTGGACCAATTACAAATAGCGGAAATATTAATTTAGTTGAAGTGACTAGAGGATTTGTTGGGTCATCGGCAACAACTCATACAGATTCTACTTCAGTAAGAATTTATAAAGGATCTTATAATATTGTTGATAGTAATATTTTCTTTGCCGAATCTCCGAGAGGAAATCCACAAATAATTAGAGACTCTAGTAATTTGACTTTTGAAACTTCCGATTTCACGGGAAGAGTTTTCTTGAGAAATGATTATACATCAAATCAACTATATGACGATATTTCAAGTCAGTTTACAGGTATTGGTAGAACTTTTACATTAACTGTAGGTGGTGCAAACACTGTAGGACTAGGAACTACTGGAGGAAATGGAATTTTGTTTATCAATGGCGTTTTCCAAACTCCAACAACTCTCAATAACCCAAAAAATAATTTTAGTATTATTGAAAATACTGTTTCTGGAATATCTAGCGTAGTATTCTCTGGCATTACATCTTCTGGTACTGGCACAATTATTACGTCAGAGTTTGATGTAAATCAAAATCAAACCCCTAGGGGAGGAATAATCATTTCGTTGGGTTCTTCTACTGGTCTTGGATATGCACCTCTTGTAGGAGCAGCAGTAACTGCCGTAGTTGGTGCTGGAGGCAGTATAGTATCTGTTGGACTGGGAACTACTGATAATCTTGGTTCTGGATATAATGGTATTGTTTCAATAGGAGTTTCAGTATATCAAAGTGGTCATATTGGAGATACTGCAATCATAACTGCATCAGTTGGAGCAGGAGGAACACTTTCCTTTACTGTTGGTGCAGGCGGAACTGGATACACAAATCCTAAAGTATTCGTATCAGAACCATCTTATGAAAATTTAAGCGTAACCGGCGTATCCAGATTAGGAGTTGGAACAACAACATCTACTGGAATAGGTCTTTTACTCAACGTTGAAGTTGGTGCAAGTTCTACAACTGGAATAGGATCAACATATTTTGAAGTTTCTAGATTTAGTATTTCTAGACAAGGTTACTCATTCAGAAGAGGAGATGTATTTAAACCAGTTGGATTAGTGACTGCTAAAGGATTGGCATCTCCATTATCAGAGTTCCAGTTGACAGTAGTTGATACATTTTCAGATTCCTTTGCCGCTTGGCAGTTTGGGGAGTTTGATTATATAGATTCGATAAAAAATTATCAGGATGGAGTAAGAACAAGATTCCCATTATTCTATAATAATGAATTATTAAGTTTTGAATCTCTGGAAGGTTCTCAGGTAAATCTTGCAAATGCACTACTAATTGTTATAAATGGAGTAATTCAGGATCCTGGAGTTGCATATGAATTTGAAGGTGGAACTAGTTTTGTATTTACAACTGCTCCAAGACCTGAGGATAATGTTGCAATTTTCTTCTATAAGGGTACTGATGGTGATGATGTTGATGTAAATGATACAATTAATGAAACTCTAAAAAGAGGTGATACCGTACAGGTTCTTAAGAATAATTCAATTTCCGGAACAATCACACAAGATAAGAGGACAATATTTGATTTATCATTCTCTGATAAGTTTGAGACTAATTTATATTCAAATCAAGGAGTTGATTCCGAAAATAATAAACCATTGAGTTGGACTAAACAAAAAGTTGATAGGAAAATTAACGGAGAAGATGTTTACAAAACTAGAGATTCTATTGAGTCTTTAATTTATCCAACTGCTAAAATTATAAAAGATTTTTCAACGACATCTGATGAAATATTTGTAGACAACGCAGAATTCTTTAATTATGATTTAATAGCACCAGAAAAATTTGATGCTTTAATTTTTTCTGGAGTTGCTGATCCAGTATCTGCTGGAGTAACTGCAATAGTTTCTATTGCAGGGACAATTCAATCTCTATCAATTACTAACCCCGGAAGTGGATACACTGGAGCATCAGTTACTGTTAAGATTGCTGCACCATCAACAGTTGGCATTTTGACTTCATTGCCTATGGGTGGTATTGGTATTGGGTCTACTGCAACCGCAACTATTGCAGTCTCTGCTACAGGATCTCTAACAACTCCAATTACAATTATAAATCCCGGATTGGGTTACAGTGTTGGGAGACCACCAGAAGTTATTGTTCCACTTCCAGATCCAATATATGAAAATATTACAAATATTACGTTAATTAACGTTAACGGATTCTCTGGAATTATTACAGGAATTGCAACCACATCTGGTAGTGGAGGAAATCCATTAGCACTTACATTTTATTTAAAAGGACCAGTTGGATTTAGCGGATTGCAAGTTGGATATCCAATTTATATCTTTGATACAAGAGTTGGAAACGGAGTAACTTCTATTGATACTTCAGATTTTTCGATAGTTGGAATTGGAACAACTTTTGTAGATAATATTTACTATGTTCATCAGTTCTCGTCTAGTGATACTGTTGGAATTATTACTTGTAATATACTATCAACTACATCTACTGTTGGATTAGTATCTATCGGAAGTACATCAAATCCTGTTGGTAAATACTCTTGGGGAAGAATGTCTGGATTTAGTAGATCAAGTTCTCCAATTTCAATAGGAGTAACCGGAAATACTGTGGATGTTGGATTAACAACCTTTGCAACTATTCAACGAAGAGGAATTGGAATTAGACAAACTGGAGCACTTCCAAAACTTTTATAAATACTTAAAAAAAAATATTAATATGGCGGCAATAGTAACTGATCAATTTAGAATATTAAATGCAAGCAATTTTATAGATTCTGTAACTGGCGGCAACGATTCTTACTATGTTTTCTTGGGTTTAGATAATCCGGCACAAATTGGATTCGGAAGAACTACTAATTGGAATACTAATATCCCAAGTCCAACAGATAATTTAGAATATTTAAGTCATTACAGAGACACATCTTTATTTGGTAAAAAAATTACATCTAGTAATATTAGAAGACTTATAAGAAAAGTTACTTGGACTTCTAATACATCCTATGAGATGTATAGGCACGATTATAGTATTCAGAATCCAACACCAAATTCAAACTCAAGTAGATTATACGATTCAAATTATTATGTAATTAATAGTGATTTTAGAGTTTATATTTGTATAGATAATGGTTCTTCTGGAACTAATTTGAAGGGTGGTAAATCACAAGATGAACCCACATTTACAGATTTAGAACCTTCAGCGGCAGGAACAAGTGGGGATGGATATATTTGGAAATACCTATTTTCAGTTTCCCCCAGTGATATTATAAAGTTTGATTCGACAGAATATGTTGTTGTTCCTAACGATTGGGCAACTTCAACAGATTCTCAAATTATAAGTGTAAGAGAAAATGGAGATTCTGGGCCTACAAATCCAAATCAAATTAAAAAAGTATATATTGAAAATGAGGGGACTGATATTTATAAATCCGGTCCTGTTGATATTATAGGTGATGGATTTGGAGGTAGAGTATATATCACTGCAGTTAGTGGAAAAATTACCGAAACTCAAGTGGTTGCGGGTGGTTATGGGTACACTTGGGGAATCGTTGACTTGGGACCTCTTCGTGGGTCAAATATACCATCTGGATCCGCCGCTAAACTAATACCAATCATTCCACCGTCAAAAGGACACGGTTATGACATTTACACAGAATTAGGA